GAGCCCTTCGGCTCCCTCACTGGATTATTTTGTCCAGGTCATTTTGACCCTAACGGAGTACCACAATGACGAATAGAACAAGGAACAGGACTAGTGTTTTAAACACTGGGTCCTATTTGCTGAAAAGGTACAACTCTGTAGGCTCCCTTATGGGAATCGAAACAGCTGTGCCTATTTCAGTACAATCCTTGTCTCAAACATGCATTGACCACATCTCCCCTCGACCCTATTTTGACGCTCCTTTGACATTATCCTCAAAAAGGATAATGCCTCCTAGATTATTGGGTCACATTGATCGTTTTATCGATCCTGCGACTCATATAATCGGCGATTACTCCAGCTATGCTGGGGGTGCGCTTCGGAATATCGCTAATATTCCTAGTATTGGCTTACCCGCTACTTCCTATTGGAAGAACCGGGCTCTTGCTAATATGAATATTAACGAGACAAAGGTGGATCTCCCTAATTTCCTTTATGAACTTAGGGATTTTCCCGAGATGCTCCATCAACTAGGAAGGGTTTTAGCCAAAAAGGTTAAACCTTCTGACGTTCCTGGAGGCTATCTCGCATATAGGTTCGGTTGGGGACCATTATTTTCCGACCTCGGCACTCTGCTTAACCTTGCAGATGCCGTAGAGGATCGTAAGAAAGAAATTCTTGCGATGGATCGTAATGGTGGTCGTAGAATTGCCCGTCGGTTAGGCGGTCAATCCTATCGGGTACCTTTTGGCGGAACGTATAATACGTTCACTGTTAACTCTACCTTTTTGGGTACAGTTCTCCAGGGAACGTATAATCTTACGTATACAGAGTACGCTTGGTATACAGCTCGAGAAAAGCTTGTTACCAATATAAGTGCTCTTTCCGCAAAGGAGTTCGATTCGAGGGTCTTTAGATCCCTCTTAGGAGTCGATAAACCAGCTGCCTCGATCTGGGAATCATTACCCTGGTCTTGGCTTGTTGACTACTTTTATGATGTCGGGTCGATGCTTGCGGCAAATGCTGGATATTTCCAGTATAATGTCACTAGCTTCAATTTGATGATCAAGCAAGTAGTCTCTGGTGTCTTCGAGTCTACCTTCCTATACCCTCAATTGAGGTATACGGAAGGGAGAGTAAACTCCTATGTGTTGAATCGAACGCAACCCATGCCTGTCGTCTCCCCATTTGCGTTCCGTGGTTTTCTATCCGATTACCACAAGACGCTTATAGGCTCGCTTATTACAGCGAAGGCACTCCGTGCATTCCACCGCTAGCCCCTCATATAGGGAGAAGGACTACTGCCATGATTGGCGACACTATCGGAATCACCTATAACGCGGTCGCTAAGACCTTGAATAAGGTGAACCAGGACAGCTATGGAGCTGACTACTACCTTGACGACTCGACGAATCTCATGAAGTTCCGAATTTCGGTTCGACATACGATCCCGGCGACCGGCAAGTTTCCTGAGCAGCATATGATGCGCCTTGACATCGATTATCTCGATGCCAATGGTTTAGTCACCAGAACTGCTTCTTCGTGGGGTGTCATGAAAACTGACATTGCCCCACAGGACACCGTGTCTTCGCAACGCACTCAGGCTGCCTTCTTGACAGCTTGGACCGTTACGAACACGAACAAACTTTTGGGCCGTGAGAGTTAGTTCTCTCACGCTCATCTTCATGTTCGTGCTTTGCTCAACCATTTCTGGTTGCGCTGGGGATCTTGGCATTTATATTAAATGTCATAGTTCCCCTTCTGGACTCGGTGAGTGTACAGTAGGATCCGGCTCATCACCGGAGGGATATACCATCCCGTAATTACCACTCCTACTGGTCCCTGGGTTTTTCTTTCCTCAGTGTCACCTCATGATACCTGAAATCTTTCAGCTATCGCTAAAAGGAGGTAATCATGACAGATATCTGCTTCCTTTCTTCAATCTTGGAAGATTGTAAGAGAGCAGGTATTGGTGATGCTAAGTCGCTTGACTTGGATTTAATCCGAGTCACAAGACTCTATGAGACGAGAGGATTGCCAATCTTAATGATTGACTTTCCGGATGCATGCAAAGTTTTGGATGCATCCCTATCTCGTTCTTATCTGAACCCGCAACTTCTTCCCAATTCATTTGGAAAGAGGACACTTAGCTCAGATAAGTGGCTTTTCGGAACATTGTTCCTGAAGCTATTCAACGAGTCTGGGACCCTGGTTGAAGACCCTGACATTAATGTTATTTTCTTCCTAAGGCAGATTCTTCTGCTTTATAAGAAAGTACATCGGCCTTGCCCACCTGAAAATGTGGACAAGGCTGTCAGGGAATTCTTTCGAATCGAAAATGATATGAGGCCCCCTTCTAATCCATGGAATCTCGATTCCGTAGATTGGAATTTAGGTGTCTCATTCATTGACGGTTACAGGAGTCACGATGATATGGTCTCTTATCGAGACCTTGTTCCTCGGAAGGTTCTTACCCTCCTAGAAACTGTTTTTGATAGAATAGTTACACAACTACCTATCTTAAACCCTCGTGATGTAGTCCCTAGACATGGCCCAGGTGCAGTTTGCGACACGAAAGGTGATAAATACACCTTTCCATATTATCCAGAAAAGCTATCTAACTATTTTGAGGAAGATTATTTTTCTTCCCCGAACAGTTGGTGCTTTCTTCTTGATAATATATCTAGATCCCAGGACGAGCCACCGGCTCGGCTTATCGCCGTCCCGAAAACTCTAAAGGGTCCTAGATTAATCGCTTCTGAACCTACGTCGCATCAGTTCTTGCAACAAGGACTTTTGCTTTGGTTTAGGAAGAATCTCCCTAAACCAATACGACTGTCATTCAATCCATTCAGCCAGGACCCTTCTAGGGTTACTGTATTGAAAGCATCTTTGACAGGTGAAATTTCTTCTATAGATCTTTCATCTGCTTCTGATCGTCTTTCATGCTGGGTGATTGAGCGTGCTTTCCGCCGTAATCCTTCCGTTTTGGATGGACTACATGCTGTACGCACGCGTATGGTCAAGGATTTTTCATCCTCGACACCTGGTGAGTGCATACTCCTTAAAAAGTATGCAAACCAGGGATCAGCCGTAACGTTTATCCTTCAGTCCATTATCTATGCTGTCTGTTGTATAACTTCCTTACTATTTGAGGAAGGAAAGCAACCGACTATTGAAAACATAGAACAATGTGCAAAAAGGATAAGGGTCTTTGGGGATGACTTGCTCATCCCCAAGTTGGCATCGCCTACTTTATCTTTACTTTTAGACCATCTTGGTCTTAAAGTAAACATGAGTAAAACTCATGTTGAAGGCCATTTCCGCGAAAGTTGCGGAATGGATGCATTTGCTGGACATGACGTTAGTCCTGTCTACATTAGCAACCTTCAGATAAAGGACACTTATGAGTCTCTATCCAGTTGGATTGAAGTATGTAATAATGCTTATAGAAAG